GCTTTGAATCACAGGCTGAGGCTGATGCTTGGGCCATGGCATGGGTCAACAAGCAGGCATCATTAACGGAATTTGAGCTTGAAGAAAGCACGGAGTGCGCCTGCTCATAACATCTACTAGGTGACTCTGGTAGTGACAGCGACTTGGGCGGTAAACCCATTCTCACACTTCCCCCCGTGGTGTGTCGCGAAACGGGGGATCCTTACGGCGGTGTATTTTGGTGAAATAAGTGATTGACAATAAATACACAATACGCTATAATAAACACATAGACAGCAACTAGGAGATTAAATTGGCAGTATATAATTGGCAACTTTGGGATAACTTTACAGCAGCCGCTGAAGAACTTGGTCTTGGACTTCGTAGCACAGACGGTGGGTGTGTGTATATTGATGTGCCAGAAAAAATTCGCGAAAAGTTCTATGTGATGTGCTGGACACCATTGAATAAACTTCATATGATTGGTAAAGGTAAAAGACCAGCTAAAGATAGTTGGAAATATACTTTAAGAGATCTTCGTCAAAATCACAGCGACTTTCATCTTGAGTTTGGTGCTAAAAATTGTGAAGATGGCAGTATGTATTGGTTTCCTAATTTTGGTATTGGCTGCCCTACTCCAAGCAAAGATGACATTGTTGCCGCAGTTAAAAAAATGATGGACACTGAACGCTTTGAACAAAATAAATTAATGGCACGATTGAGAGAGGACATACAATGAAATCACTAATACTTTTAGTCACAGTAGCACTCACAGGCTGTGCCGCACCATTTGAAATGTATGCTCGTTACCAAAACACACAGGACCCTTGCCAGAGACAAAACAATGGCGGTGTCTATCCTGAATGGTGTGGAGCTGGTGCTGGCAAGGCCTATGTCTATAAAGGCCAAGGTGGCGCACCCATTGGTTATATCAAACCAATAATCCCATCGCAAAAGTAAATGACAATAAATACACATATGCCAAGACAAGGAATCAGACCACACACCTGGAAAGTACAAGGGGAAATACCGCACAAGCAGTATACCGCTTGGCTTAGAGCCAAAGCACAGGCTCGCTATCGTGGTGAGCATTGGGATTTGACATTTGATGAGTTTCAGACACTGTGGCATGGTTATTGGACCCGCAGAGGTAGAGGCACACTGAGTTATGTGATGAGCAGACATGATCCAGATGGTGCTTGGGATACAACCAATGCCTCGTGTATGCAGAGAATTGAATATTTGAAACGACAGCAAGAATACAAAAGGAGAAACTAATGGCAACTAGAACCTATGATGACAAGTTAAAAAACATCTGTGATTGGGTAGAAATCACCAATCATCATTGGCGTGAACTCAAGGGTGAAATGTTCAATGACGAACAATTCTGGGATGATACCCTACACGCAATGACCAAAGACGATTGGTGGGATTGGTGTGACATTGCCCCAGCACTGAAAATACAATACAACAAAGCCTGGCGCAGTTTGCCCAAACTTGAAGTCAGCACTGACGAAGTCAAACGTGATTTGATGTTGGGCAAAGCACCCACCAAGAAGAGTCGCAAAGGCAAGAACTTTCAGGCATTTCGCTTGCTGATGAACATCAAGGATTTCATCAACGAAATAGCTGGCACACCTACTGTGCAATACACAGCCAAAGATCGTGAGCCCGTGCCAGAGCCCACACCCAAAGAACGACTTTTTGAATTTGATTGATGTTTCAAGTTAAATAATCACATGGACTTTCATAACACGGGCTGGGACCCTTATCAAGCTCTCAACAAGCATGAACACTTGATCAATCAATTGATAAATGCCAACAACAGCAGTCACGCCATGTTAGCGGACCTCATTGAACAGCATCGTCAATTGGTGCAGATGTTTGCTGAAACACAGCGTGAACTACACAGAGTCAAACAACAGCTAGATAATTCTCATATCAGCCAATAAATCCGTGGAGATTCAAGTATGCTATAAATACTTGTATGACCATCGTAGACTGTGGCAGTGTGCTTCTGCACCCTGTGGCACCCCCTAATCAAGAATACACTGACGTACTGGCTTATCAAGAGCCTGAACGTGATCCCTCTAAGACTGGCAACAAACCCAAACAATTAGTGGCTGTAGAAGTCTATGGCTATGAAGTAGGTCGTGGCATGCGCAAGCGTGTTGTCACACCACAAGAAGTGTTTAAATTAGCCGCATTGGGTTGCACAGACAAAGAAATAGCCATATGGTTTGATGTGGCCTATGAAACACTGAGATACAACTTTAGTGATATCATAGCAAAAGGACGCCAGGAGATGAAGACAGCCCTGCGCAATGCCATGTTCAAGAATGCTCTCAGTGGCAATGCCGCACTGCAGATCTTCCTTGCCAAGAACTTCTTAGGTATGAGCGACAACCCCAGCAATTCAGATGAAACCAAGATATTACCTTGGACGGACGATGAATGAAGATCAAAAGGTTAAAATGAGTTTATCAAATCAAGATAGAATAGCAAGTTATTCAAAGGTCAACGCAAATTGGCAACTGCATTGTGGCAACGATGATAGAATAGTAGGCACCATATATCTAGGCAACAACTATGCCAAAGCCAATGACTACTATGGTGGTTATCAAGGCAACTACCTAAAACGCATAGCTGCCTTGTTTCCTGACAAAACATCAGTGGCTCACCTCTATGCTGGACAAGCAGATGTGTCAGAGTTACCTGGACAAAAATATGATATCAACCCTCAGAGCTCAGACACTCTCTATGCTGATGCTAGAGAAATGTCAAAATATGCTGTTGACAAACATGATCTTTGGGTATGCGATCCACCCTATGGTGAAGAACGCCTGCGAGAATATCAACAACGCTATGGATGCCCAGCTGATACCTTAAACATCAAAAGAGTGTTTAATGAACTGTATCTTGCTTCAGCACCAGGTGCTCACATTGTTTGGCTAGACTGGCAGCGTCCTTTCTACAAGAATGCTGAATGGTTAGAAGAAGGTGCTGTACTGTACAGAGGCAGTACAGGACACAAGGATCGCAGTATCAGTATCTATCGCAGAGCAGACTGATGCCTTTAAGTGCCGCACAAAAGATAGTAGCAGATGATCCTACACGTTTTCGTGTGGTGGTAGCTGGCAGACGCTTTGGTAAAACTCACCTTTCTATAAGAGAGTTATGTTACCACGCCAAGGATCCTGGGAAGGATGTATGGTATGTGGCACCTACCTACAAGATGGCACGACAAATTGTTTGGCGTAAGTTAAAGAACAAACTACAAGATTTAAACTGGGTGGCCAAGACCAATGAAACAGAACTTACCATAATTCTAGTAAATGGCTCAACCATTGCTCTCAAAGGTGCTGACAACTATGACAGCCTGCGTGGGGTGGGCTTGGACTTTATTGTTCTAGATGAATTCGCAGATATTGATCCCATGGCCTGGTACGAAACCCTCAGACCTACACTGAGTGACAAAGGTGGTGGTGCACTGTTCATTGGCACACCCAAAGGCATTGGCAATTGGGCCTATGAGATATATCAAAATAGTCTAGACAATGACACTTGGAAAAGCTGGTCATTTACCACCATTGACGGTGGGCGTGTGCCAGAAGCAGAAATAGAAGCTGCCAAGCGTGATCTAGATGAACGCACCTTCCGCCAGGAATATTTGGGAACGTTTGAAACTTTCTCAGGACGCATATACTACGCATTTGATCGTGCCAGCAATACTCGTAAATACATTGGCACAACGCCAGAGGCAGTGTATGTTGGCATGGACTTCAACATAGACCCCTGCAGTTGTGTGGTTGCAGTCAGACAAGGCGATACCTTACACATCATAGATGAAGTAAGATTGTTTAGTTCAAACACCCAAGAAATGGTGCAAGAACTTAAACAACGCTTCCCCAAATCCAAAATCTGGGTCTACCCTGATCCTGCTGGCAACCAACGCAAGACATCAGCTGGTGGCGCCACTGACATAACCATACTGGCCAATGCTGGCTTTGTGGTCAAAGCCCCACGCAGTCACACACCAGTACGTGATCGTATCAACGCAGTAAATTCTAGATTGTGCGATACCATAGGCATTAGAAGGCTGTTTATAGACCCTAAGTGTAAATACACTATTGAGGGACTAGAGCGTCAGACCTACAAAGAAGGCTCAAGCCAGCCTGACAAAGACTCAGGCTATGACCATATGAATGATGCATTGGGGTATATGGTTGATTACCTATTTCCAGTGCGCCGTGACATAGACCCTGAACTACTGATCCCACAAAGGTGGGGACATAGTTTAGCAAAATAAGGATAAAAAATGAATATCATAGAGACGCTGTCAAATGAACTTAAACAACTGTTACAAGGCAATCTCTTGTATCAGACTTATTCACCACAATGGCAGTATCTGCTAGAATCATACATTGGTGGACAAGAATATCGTGATGCTGAACATCTCACACGCTATCAACTAGAAACAGATGGAGAGTATGCTGCCAGACTGAAAACCACACCCTTGGACAATCACTGCCAATCAGTGATATCAGTCTACAATTCATTCTTGTTCCGTGAAGATCCAGATAGAGATTTTGATAACAATGGTATGACATTTGAACTTGAAATGTTCTTGCGTGATGCTGACCTAGATGGTCGCAGCCTAAACGCATTCATGAAGGATGTGGCCACATGGAGCTCAGTGTTTGGACACGCTTGGATCATGGTTTCCAAGCCCAATGTGGGTGCTACCACAGTGGCAGACGAGCAAGCACAAGGTGTTCGCCCATACGTTAGTCTACTAACACCAATGGTTGTGCTAGATTGGCAGCATCAAAGAGCACCATCTGGCAAAATTACATTAAGTTACTTCCGTTATCTTGAAGAAACCACAGGAGATTTGCGTACTGTAAAAATATGGACTCCTGAAACCATCACTACCACTGTGATTGATACCAAAAAAGGTGTGTTGGTTGACTCTGTAGAAGAAGTCAATGGCTTGGGAATGATCCCAGCTGTGTGTGTCTACAATGGTAGAAGCATAATCCGCGGCTTTGGTGTGAGTGATATCGCTGACATTGCTGATGCACAGAAATTTATCTACAACGCTACCTCAGAGGTAGAACAATCAATACGTATGGATAGTCACCCCAGCCTTGTCAAGACACCTGAAACACAGGCAGGCATTGGTGCTGGAAGCATCATTCATATGCCAGAGAACTTGGATCCAGGCTTGAAGCCATATCTACTAGAGTTTGGTGGCGCTTCTATCAGTTCAATATATGAGTCTATCAATCACACCATTGCCAGCATAGACAAGATGGCCAACACTGGTGCGGTTCGTGCCACTGAAAGCCGCACAATGAGTGGCATTGCCATGGAGACAGAGTTTCAGCTACTTAACGCTAGACTCAGTGAAAAGGCTGATAACCTAGAATTAGCAGAAGAACAAATGTGGGATCTGTGGTTTAGATATCAAGGTCAACAATGGATGGGAAGCATTGAATATCCTGGCTCATTCAACATACGTGATACCAGCAGTGAGATCCAACAGTTGGCCCTAGCCAAGAACACCGCCACTGATCCAGCAGTATTACGCAAGATTGATGAGCATATCCTAGAGTGGATGGGTGAAGACAAAAGCGATTTACCATTCATAGATCCTAATCCACAGCCAGGTAGACTGTATGCTGACGGTGAAGAGATCAATGCTAATCTCCCAGCAGCCTATCAACCAGCATCAAACGCAGAAGTTCCTGAAGGTCAGAACTGTGGCAACTGTGAATACTACAAGCCAGGCGAACTCTATTGCACCAAGTTTGACGCACCAGTTCGTGCAGTCTATTGGTGTGCCAAGTGGGAACCAGCAGAAGACGAATGAGATTAATGGCCACTATCACAGCTGACCAGATGCCTAAAGTCTATGCTCACATACAATGTGATCAATGGGCAGAAGTGTTTGAAGAAGAGTATGTGTTTGTAAATCCTAGTCCAGCATTTAAAATCATGTTGGCATTATTAGATGTAGTGACCTACACTGATGTGCCTGCAGAAGCAGATCTTTATACCAATGAAACTCAAGCACAGTGAAGTCCGTGACTGGAGAATAAGACAGCTTGACATACAGGATTACACCTGTGCGTTATGTGGTGATACTATTGAACCCACAGAAGCTGTGTTGGATCATGATCACAAATCAGGCTTATTAAGGCAAGTGCTCCATAGGGGCTGTAATTCAATGTTAGGCAAGATAGAAAACAACACCGCAAGATCAAGGATGACACCTCAAAGACTAAAAGTGTTTGCACAAAATCTCATAGAGTATATAACAACATCACACACTGAGGTCAGACATCCCACACATAAAACCATAGAGGAGAGAGCGATGATGAAAAAAGCAATGGGCAGAGGCCGTGGACGAGGCAAGAAGCCACCAAAGCGTTAATTGGCTAGAATACTTTGAGAGCATTCAACGAGAATGTCCTTGGAGCCTGGCAGCATACAAACGTGACCTAATTGACATAGTTGATTGGGTTCCAGGCAAGCCTATCGCAGGGCTTGGTCAGTATTCTGCTAGGATGTATGTCATGGACTATCCTGACAACATCATTGAAGCCATGGCCACAGAATTAGACACACAGGATGTTCTTTGTGAGTGGTTGTTTTCATATCCAGGATATGGAGAATTTGCCACACCAGTAAAAGTATTGATCCAGCAGAACCGCAAAGAATTAAACACCATAAGATCAAAACTGGCTGAGGATTAAAAGTCTCAAGATAACTACATAACACGGCATTTCAGGTGAGATGCTATAAATAACATATTAAACACTCCAAGGAGGCGATGCACAATGTCAGATAATACATTGGTAACAGACAACGCAACTGATGCGGCAACTGAACAAACTGAAAATCAGGCACAAGCGACAAAAACTTATAGTCAACAAGAAGTAGACAATATGATGGCCCGTATGAAAGGGTCGTTGGAAAAGAAACTCTTGAAGCCCTATGAAGACTTAGGCGACCCTGTTGAACTTAGACAACTTCGTGAAGAAGCTGCCAAGAAACAGCAAGCAGAAGCAATCAAGCGTGGGGAGTTTGAAAAGACACTACAAGAATTAGCCGCTAAAAAGGATGCTGAAATCTCTAAGAGAGATAGTGTCATTAAAGAATACAAAGTGAATGTGCCTATTCTATCAGCCGCTGCCAAATATAATGCGGTAAATGCTGAACAGGTCAAGGCTCTACTCTCAACAAATGTAAGACTTAATGATAATGGTGATGTAGAAGTAGTAGATGCAAAGGGGAGTGTCCGTTACAATGACAAAGGTGAAGGCCTTGGCGTTGAGGACCTAGTGCGAGAATTCTTAGATTCCAATCCGCATTTCAAACTTGCTAACCCTACAACTACAAATTCCAAAAGCAATATTGTAAACAAGGGCAATGCTCCATTAGACGTGTCTAAATTGGATATGAACAACCCAGAACATCGTGCCTTGTATAGAGAACATAGAAAGACACAGGGTCTTTCCTAACTTAACTAAAGGAGTCTTAAATGACTATTACTAACACAACAACCCTCAACGACCTATTGCCAAGTATCGTTGCAGAAGCATTATTCGTGGCCAGCGAGAAGTCTATCATGCGTGGACTTGTTCGCAACTACACATTGGCAGCAGGTCAAGGTAAGACTGTTACAGTTCCTATCTATCCCAAGCAGACAGCGGCTGCATTGACTGAAGGTACTGCACCTACATTTACTGCAATCTCTACAGATGGTGCTACACTAACTGTATCAGAAGTTGGTTTGACTGCACAGATCAGTGACTTGGCTATCATGGCTTCTAGTTCTAATGTAATCAGCGACATTGGTCGTTTGTTTGGCGAAGCAATCGCTCGCAAGATGGACGCAGACTTGTTGGCATTGGCTAACGGCCTATCAGTAACTGTTGGTGGTGTTTCCACAGCGGCTACTCCAGCATTGCTTTTCCAAGCAATCGCTAAATTGCGTAGCCAAGGTTACGATACTGCAAATGATTGTGCTATCGTTCTACACCCTAATGTGGCCTATGATGTTGCCAGCGTTTTAACATCTACTTTTGCCGCTCCTGCGTCAATGGTTGGTAATGACGCATTGCGTAACGGCTTTATGGGTATGCTAGGTGGCGTGCCTGTTTATCAAAGTAGCTTGATTGCTCAGTCAACTGCTTCTAGCAATGCAACTGGTGACTATGCTAACTTGATTATGCACAAAGATGCATTTGGTCTAGCAATGATGCAAGACATCAAGATTGAATCACAGCGTGAAGCAACCAAGCGTGGCTTTGACCTAGTTGGTTCCGCAATCTACGGTGTTGGTGAATTGTATGATGCTGCTGGCGTATGCGGCATATTTGATTCCAGCATTGAGTAAAGGGGAATAACATGGCCTTCGTAATAGAATCATCAACAGTGATTAGTTTTGCGGAGTTTCAAGACGTCGTGAATAAAGATCAACGACTGTTTGAAGCTAATGAAGGCCTTTCTGACGATGCAATTGAACAACAATTGATCAGAGCCACGGATCGCATTTTATCCAAATTGCGAGCCAGTGCTTGGTGGAGAAGTTATTACATCAAGCGTGACGCATCCATAGTATATAATACCGTGGCAGACGTCCCAGCTTTGGATCCAGATAGAATCATAGCACGTGAAAGTGATTTCACTGAGCTATGTGTGTTCACTGCATTGGCAGAATATATCCTTCCATCAATAGCTGATTTTGGTAATCAAGACAGTGCAGAACGCCAGAAGATGGCCTACTACACACAACGAGCAGAAAGTTTGTTTGGTGAATTAATCACAGCTGGTGATTGGTATGACTTTGATGACAGCGGCACAATCGCAAGTTCAGAGAAGTCACCAGGCCAGTTTAACTTAAAGAGAGTTAGATGAGAGCTTCAGTAATTGATTACTTGCAGACCCTGAGTCTAGGCAGTTTCATTGTTAGCAGTGAATTGCCTTTCAGTGAAAGCGGTGTGCCACTATACATCAAGAACTTGAAAAAGATCTATGTAGATGTGGATCAATCTACTTCAGAGTCTTTGATACGAACTTTGAGTGGTGTTAATATCACTAGAGATACTATCACGGTGGTTGTGTATTTTGCCAATGATGCCAAAACCATACCACCAAACTATGATGATGTTGTTGAACTGATTAGAACTGCCAAAGACATTCTACCTACTACCAGTGGTTTCACCAGTAGAGAAGTAGATGTCAGCACCAGTTTTGACACAGACAAACTCGTCACAGAAATAGAATTGCGATACATTAAACTAACATAAGGAGCCACACCATGGCATATATTAATCCAGGACCAGGCACATCAAGTCAAATTGTTCTTACAATTGACACAACTGCCAGTTCTACAGTAACAGGAAGTCCACCAACTGCAATCGTATTAGGCGCAAGTGCATTAGCTGTGCCTGCAATCCAAGACGTGACTATTAACGCAGCCAACGATATTTTTACTTGGAGTCAGTTGGACAGCAGTGCTAAACAACAGGTAGCAACAACTTCTACAAATTCATTGAGCATGAACATTGTGGTTGATGATGCCAGTTTCTTTGGCACCACTCTCAACGCTGCTCAATCAGCAGTGGTTGCAGATCAAGGCCTATTAGGTCTAAGCCGCAACAAGACACCAATCTGCTTTACACTGAAGATGCGTGAAAATTCATCTACAGATAGAGTAATCAAAGGACAAGGCTTTATCACTGGTCTTGCACCAACAGTGTCAGCAGATGCACCTGTATGGGTATCACCTATCACTATCACAGTGACAGGCGAATACATAGTTGCTACTTCCTAAGCAATACCTGGGAGCGAACTATCGTAAGATAGACTGAAAGGGGGCGTAAAAACCCCCTTTCTTTTATGCTTAACTAAATACAAAGGTAAAAGATTTATGGATATTTTAGATTCAAAGTCAGACAATGAATTGCTTCAAAGTCTGATTGCAGAGATTGCCAAATGCACTAATGAAATAAAGTGTGCCAAAGGTGATATAGAAAAAGCTCAGAGCAGACTGAAATTTATTTTAGTAGTTGCTCATACAATGATACATAGACAAAAGGATTAACAGATGAAACTTTCCCAAATTGCAGCCAAACCCAAACTTATAGTATTCTCTCTTGACGATGAAGCCACGGTCAAAGAATACGGCGAACCAGTTGAATTTTATTCCTGGGATCGCCAACCCCTTGATATCTTTATGAGATTAGCCAATGCAGATCAACAGAATCTTGTAGAAATGATCACATTGGTCAAGACATTGATCTTAGATGAAGAGGGCAAAGAAATTATCAAAGATGAAAACATGTTGCCTAGCAATCTTTTAATCAAAGTCATTGCCAAGGTTGTTGAAACTCTGGGAAAGTGATAGGGCAAGACGTTGAATGGGACAGCACTGACACCAGTTTGATGCTGACTCTCAACAATCTCGCCAAGGAATATGGGTTGTTGCCCAGCGAGGCCCTGAGCAGAGCAACAACATTTGATTTATATGTGTTGGATTTGTCAGCAAGATATTTCAGACACAAGCAGGATCAAGCAGACGGCAAGGTCAGTAGTGTAGATAAAAATTACAGCACTGATGAACTGCGTGAAATGCTACATAATGCAAGGAGCTGATACACCGTGAAGACCAATATAAGAATGACTCAGAACACCATGACCAAGAGTCTCAAAGATCTTGAAGCAAGGATCTCTTCAATACCTGCCAAAGCCTATGAGTATTTTGTCAGTCAAACACCCATAGACAAAGGCAATGCTCGTCGCCGCACTGTGTTAAAAAACAATACCATACACGCTGATTATGCCTATGCTCAAACATTGGATCAAGGCAGTAGCAAACAAGCACCCAAGGGCATGAGTGAGCCCACAGAGAAATATGTTGCCACAATTACCAAACAAATGTTGAGGAAATAATATGGCGGGCGATCTAAGATATTCAATAACCACTGATGTCACAGGCAGTGTATCACCACTGCAAAAACTACAATCAGAAGTTACTAAAACACAGGCTTCTTTTGGGGATCTCAAGAGCGCAATAGGTAGTTTGGCCATTGGTGCCTTTGTTACCAGCGCCTTTCAATTAGCAGATAGTGTTAATGATATTGCTGATGCCAGTGGTATGGCCTTAAAGAATGTCATGGGCTTCAGCAGTGCTATTGCTGACGCAGGCGGCAGTGTTGATGGTGCTCTAAACGGCATAGGTCGTTTTAACCAGACACTAAATGAAGCGGTTGAAGGCAGCAAAAACAGTCAAAATGCTTTCCTTGAATTAGGAATATCATTTAAAGAGTTAGAAACTCTAAGCGAACAAGATCTATTACGTAGAACCATACAAGGATTGGCCAATACCAATGATGCTGCCAAACGTACTGCGTTAGCAGTTGCTATCTTTAACAAGAGTTTTGCCAGTGTAGACTTTGCCAAAGTCAATGCCAATCTTGACGAATTTATCAAGAAGAGTGGGCTTAGTGCTGCCTCAGTGAAAGCCGCAGGCGATGCCAGTGGTAATTTTGCTTTAGCATTTAAGAAATTGCAGATAGAACTATTAGCTGCCTTGGAACCAATTAGTAAACTCGCAGCCAGCATCAATACCGCAGGCGAAGCATTTGGTAGTTTTATCAAAATCATAGTGCAGATTGGGGCTGTGGTTGCCAGCTTCTTCATATTAGGTAAGGCAGTGGCATTGGTCACAGCAGGATTTGTGGCAGTTAAAGCAGGTATTGCGGCAGTAGTTTCAGTAACGTCAATAGGAGTTAATTTATTCCGTAACTTTGGTGCTGTCATGGGACAATTGAACAGCACAGGTAGTTTTTTACGTCAGACGTTAAAGACGCTTCTAGACTACCTTCCTGACATAGGAAAATTTGCTGTTAAAAGCATACCAGGTATTGGTGCCTTGGGAGTGGCGTTTTCTTTTGTAGCAGATCAGGCCAGTGATGCTTATAATAAACTAAAACAATTATTTGGTCTAGAAGATCCGCGAAATGCTGAAGCTGGCAATTCAAGAGGCACAAGAGATCCTAAATTTGAAGCGGCAGCGGCAGCGGCAAAAGAAGCTGAGGCAGCAAAATTAAGAGAAATCAAGACTGAAAATCAAAAAATTGCCAGTGAACTGCAGAAAATCCTGCAAAGCTACAAGGACACAAATGCAGAGGCCAACAAGAAATTTGCCTTAGACACCGCAGCCATTAATCAAACTGATAAACAGAAATTAGCAGCCCAAGAAAGATTCGCGGCTGAAAAAACTTTCAATCAAGAACTATCTAAACTACAAGATCAAATAAGTCAACGTCGCCAAGCAGGCACGCCTGTGGATCTCGCAGTTATCCCAAAACTTCAAGAAGCACAGAAGAAATTAACACAAGAATACCAAGCACAGAAAACAGCCATTGATGGATTAGTAGATTCTAGAATCAAAGATGAACGTGCAAAACAAGTCAGCCTGTTTGCCACACAGTCATTCATAGGACTGCAACTAGAAGCAGACAAATTAGCTGAACGTTCTGCCTTGCAACTATTGCCACTACAGGCCAAAGGTTATCTAGAAGTAGAGTTGGCTGCTCGCCGTAGTGCAGAAGCTGCCATTGCTGCTGAAGAAGCACGTCGTGGTGAGAAATTAGATCCTACTGAAGCCGCTGAATATTATCAAGCCGCTAGACAAGGCATAGAAGGTGTAAAAACTGCACAGGATGCTTTGAATGCCAGCACTGCTGAATACAATCTCTTGCAGTTTAGCCTAAGGTCACAGTTTGATCTACAAAAGAAAATCAGAGACATTCAGCATGAAATGAGCACAGCCACTCTCAGCGGCATTGCCAAGAAGTATGCTGACATTGAAAAAGCTGCCAGTGATGCTGCTGAAGCACAGATACAAGCAGAAGAAGTTCGCACTGGTAAAAATCTAGATGAGAATCAACGCAAGGCCTATTATGAAACAGCAAGAAAAGGCATTGAAGAACTTAAACAAGCAGAAACTGAAAGTTATGAAGCCAGCCGTAAT